AACCCAACGTTTGAAACCGGACAATCTGCAATCCGGTTTCTTTCATGTACGTTGTTATGTTTGCAACTTGCTTTCCGGTCTTTTCATACAATACCACTGACGTAACATTGTTTGACCGTGTGTTTCTTATTATCTGAAACGGCAACAATCTATCAGCCGGGGCAAACAACGGGTAAATTGCGCCGTATGCGTAACTTTTACGGTGGTTCTGTTCATTTATTGACGTGTACCACGGTAATATGCTTATATTGTTATTCTGTATCATATTTCAACGTTGCTTTAATGTTTCGACTACACAAATTTACTGAAAGTTTATCAACTTGACCGTTACCGATATATGTTTTAACTAACTGCATCGGATTTGGGTCTGTTGTTCCTGCCGGGAAATTCAATGTTTGTTTTTTCTTTCTTTCAACCCCAATTGCATAATTGCGCGTATCAACGGTTTGTCTTGTAAACGGCAATTCCAATTGTCCGCCGCCGGACGGCGTAACCGCCGCAAACAATGCGAATCCATCCGAACTAATTGCACCGGGGTTTAACAACATCAAATCAATATCGGACGTAAAATTTGAAATATTTATTTCTTCTATCTTTCCGGCTGTTACGTATTTTGACGTAATTTCTATTGGCAACCCCTCAAACGGTGTTGTTACATCGTCCATCCATTCAAATTGATAACGTTCCGGCATATCTACTTTATCAAATGAATATTCAGCCGTTGCAAAAGCTAATTTCTTGCCATTTCTAACGTTTTCTAACTGCGTTAAATCATAGTCAATAATTGGGCTATATCCATACGAACCGCCATTTCTAAACCAATTTATTTGTTCAATTTTAAATTTTCCATCCTCAATATACCAATAACATTTGTAAATATCCCGTAACATAGTCATAATTTGTTGCAATGTAATCGGGGCTTTTTGCGCCGGGGTCTGATATTCTCCATTAATAATATTACTTTTCTGACTTATCAGCAACTTAAACGACTGGGCGGAAATAGGGTTGTTTGTGCTATAAAGGAATTGGCTGTATTCCGTTGTTGCTTCATGTGTTATTCCGGGGGCAAATTCTTTTAATAGCACATTGATACATGACGACAATGTAAACGCATCACGCAATGTATATGCCTTTCTTGCTTTTTCTTCTAATATCCAATCAAACAAAGAAAATTCAAACCATATTGACGCATAACGCCATGTTGACCGGGCAATTGGGTAAAAAACCTGACCAAAAATTGAATATGGGGGTTCAAAGTATTTCCCATTATCAGCCAAACCATACTCGGTTGGTTCTTCCGAAAAACTATTAGATATATATGCAACATCTATCGCATAGCCTATCGCCCTATGATAATTCCTATTGTTTTCTACAATATCATTATTTGGAATTGGATATGTGTTTAAATTATCTATCTTTTCAACGTCACATAAATACCTTGCATATATATTATAACTTTTCATATCCGCATGGGCTGTTCCGGTTGCTCCGCTTCCATCTGCTGCCGGAATATCAAATTCCAAATTATCAAACGGTTCTCCCTCTGTTCTCCTTGTATAAAGAAATAAATCTTTACCATCCGAAATTCTAACTATCGCGACAGAAACAAAACCAAATGGTGTACCTTGGAATTTTCCTTGTGTAATACGAATATAATAATTGTTATTATCAGGCGAATACAATTTCCCCGTTAATGAACTGGAATTGTCGCCATCTGCCATTCTTCCCGCATATAGTCCGTTTACGTTTGGGTTTGAATTTCCCGTTATTCGTATTTCTTTCAGAACATTACACAACGCAAAATAATGCGTATGAACCAATGCATTTTGGTCTGTAATAACATTTGCGTCTTGCTCCCAATTTGTACCCCCTAAAAAACAAGAAACAATACTATCTCCGGGGACGTATATTTGTATCAACGGGCGTTTTCTTATTGTAAGAAATTCAATTTGTGGTGCCAACTCAATCAAATTGTATTCTTTTTCCAAACCCGCTAAAACGTTGTTGTATTCGTCTATTGTTTCCGGTTGTACCGTTACCAATTTATCATCATCATTAAACGTACAATCTGTTTTCATAAACTTTGCTTTATAGTATTGATTGTATGTTTGTCCCCAATCATCGCTTTTTTCGATATATAGGAAAAATTCAGAATCAAACGGGGCGTCATTGATAATATCGTAATCAGCACGGACAAAGTTTATTTTACCGGACAATTTAGCCCGGTAAAATCTTTGATTTGTTTCCAATTCATAGTCCAACGCCAAATCATCTTTATAATTTGGGTTAACAACTTGTTTTTCGCCGTCCTCTCCTATTTGCAAATAGAATTTATATTTCGGTGTCATAGCTTTTTAATTTTACGTTTCAAATTCTTGTAACTTTCAATCGTATTTCCGTCGCCATCCACGTAAACCCGTCGTCGGTTCTGTTCCTTAATTTCCCTTACATCATCCGACAAACTACGTAAATCCGGGCTTTGTCCGGTAACGTTTAACGTCAAACCGTCGCCGTCTGAATAGGATTTTAAATACTTATGTGCAAATGTACCATTGTTTAACGAATTGATAACGTCCGGTATTATCTTTCTGAAACGGCGTGAACTTCGTTTATTTATCACGGCGAAAAATTCGCCTCCCTCGGCACGTCGGCGGGTTCCGTCCGGTTTCGTTCCTAAATCAATATCATTTCCGCTTTGGTGCGAACCGCCCTCCAAAAGTTCAACGGTACCGTCGCCGTATGTTTCTGTTCCTCCGGTTCCTCCGGTCTGTTTTGCCAATTGCGCCGCCTTGATTTTAGACGCTGCAAAACTCGCCCACATTACGGCAATTGCAGGTATTGCAAGCGGGAAACCTAATTCCGACCATATCAACGCCGTTGCCGTTACCATGTTTCCGATTTGCTGCAATGTTTGTATTGCTGCCTGCTGTTTTTGCGCTTTCTGTTGTTCTTTCAATGCTTTTTCTTGGTTTTTCTTTGCCAAATCCAACTCCTTTTGCGCTTGTACAACATTATTGGCGTACCCGTTTGCCCTTGCTTCCAATTCTGCATCCAACGCCGATTGTGCGGCGGAAACCTCTTTATCCGCTTGCTCAACGGCTGCATCTGCTGCGGCAACACGTGCCGCCGTGAATGTATTTAACGCATCCAATGCGTATTGCATAGACGTATTAATTGCCTCTTTTTGGTCGTCGTCCAAATTAAGCCCAAACAAACCGTAAATGTCTGTTCCTCGTTCCTCCCCTTTGGATTGCTCAATTTCTTGGTCTATGTTTTTAATAGAGTTTTGAATTGTTTGTACCTCAACATCAGACAATTTATTGGCGGCTTGCTGATTTAATTCTAAAACCTTTTGCAAACGTTCCTTTTCTGCTTGCAAACGGAATTGAGTTTTCCGGGCTTCTGAATTTCTCAACAAATCAAACTCCGATTGTGCCAACGCTTGTTGTTGGTCGAACATCTGTAATTGCGCTTGCAAATATTCGTCCGCAATTCCGGCTCCCTTTGCGTCAAAACTTGCATTAATTGCCCCGGCGTCCTGCTGTTGCCCGGTCGGTTTCTGTTGGTTCTGTAATAATGCGGTTTGTCTTTCGTTTTCCAACAACTGCATCCGCAATTGTCTTTCCTGCTCGCTGCCCTCTTTGACTGCTTGCAAACGTAATTCAATGCTTTCTTTTTGCAACGCTAATTCCTGCAATTGTCGGTCTTGTTCGATTTTCAATAACGCCTCGGTTTGTTGCTGTTCTAATGCCGTAATTGTGGCGTTTATCGCTTGGCGTCCGGTTTCGTTCAAATCCTTTTCGGTCTGCAATTGGTGTTGTAAATCCTCAATTTGTCGGGAATACTGATATTGCGTTTGTTGGCGACGCTTTGCCCATTCGTCGGTTTCCAACTGCAATTGCGCATCCTGCAATTTTCGGGTTGCTTCCAAATTCTTTTTATATGCCGCCTCAATTTGTTTTGCTTGCTGTTCTGCTGCCTTTTCCGCATCGCTTTTACCCCTTGGCGTTACGGTTGGGTTCTGTGTCGTTACGGGCTTATTGTCTGTTTGTGGCGTCGGGGTATCTCCAACAGAAACCGGGATTGTTAACGGTTTTATTTTCTTTTGCATACCATCCAAACCCTCTTGGAAATTTTCTGTTATGTCTTTAACTTGGGCTTTAACCAAATTTCCGTACGCTGCTGCATAATCTGCCAATCCTTTTTTTACTTCGTCAAAATCTAACGTAAACGCCCCCTTTAATGCGGTTCCGGTTGCTTTGACTATATCAATAAAGAATCCAAACAAATTTCCCAACGTATCAAATGTTGTTTTGAATCCGGCAACAATCCCATTCCAAATTGCACGTATCAAAACACTTTCATTGTATAACTCAATCAAGTAATTGACAACATCAATAACCCCTTTTATTATCGCCGTCAATCCTTGGTTAACAAAAACTTTTGCCTGCGTTGTCAACGTTTCAAAATTTCCTCCGGTTGCGTCAAACAACCCGGATAATGCGTTTTGCAACTCAATTTGGCTTTGCAATTGTTCCTCCTGCAATTGTGCCAAAACTCCGGCTTTTCCTTTTACTTCATCCATGTTTGTTGAAATATCTTTCAACGTGCGCAAATACTGCAATCCGGCGTCCTCTCCGGGACCCCCGAATATATCTGCAATTGCAGCCCCGACCGTTGCCGCATTATCCGGCAATTCTGCCAATTTTGCGGAAACGTCTTGTATAACATCGAACGTTGTTTTGGTTCCGGTCTGCAAATCTTTTTGAACTTGTTCCGACGAAATACCGATACCGTCCAAAGCCGCCGCCGTCGCCGTCGTCATTTCACGCAAACGCAAATTTGCCTCCTTAATTGCGTCAACGCCTTTGTCCGAAAAGATACCCATTTTGTTTGTTTGGGCTACAATCGCAACAAATTGGTCTGCTGATATTCCAGCCTCTTTGAAATATGCCGGGTATTCTTTCAACGTGTCTAAAAATTCCCCGTTCGCATCGCCTCCGGCTAAAAACCCATCCTTAACCAATTGCAATGCCTCATTTGCAGAAATACCAAATTGTTTTGATAATGCGTTTGTTGCAATCAATGTTTCCCGGAAATCTGCGTTGAATGAATCGGCGACGGCTTGCACCTCATTTCTAAACGCTTTCAAATCATCGCCACTTTTCCCGGTAAATTGTTGCGTCAATCTCGTTGCCTCTACTAACCCGGCGTTATAATCGTACCACCATTTGAACGCCGCACCCGCCGCCGCAATTCCGGCAATCGCCAAAAATACCGGGTTTGAAAGTAGTCCCAACAAAGTTTTTCCCAATGCTTTTGCCCCGTCGCCAATAGCTGTAAAAACTGCTTTACTTTCAGCCCCGCCACGTCCTAACGCCAAAAGACTTTCGCCAAATGCGCTATTTAAACCTAACGTTTCTTTTAGTTTGTCGCCATACGCAATAATTGCGTCGGACGCCTCCGTATAATTTCCGACGTTCAATTGAAATTTTCCGGTTGCCTCCTGCAAACGTTTCATTTCTTCGTATATTTCACGGGTTTGTTCAACCAATTCTTTTCCCTCTTTGGTGTTTTCCCGTTCGGCTTTAGTCATGTTGTTTAAATAAATCTTATTCAATGAATATTGCGCCGATAAACGGTTATAACTACCCTCGGCGGATTGATTTATTTTCACAATCAGTTTATTAATTTGGTTCGCTTCCTGTTGTGCCAATTTTAACTCGGCTAACTTTTTGGCGTTCTCGCTTTCTGCAAACGCCAAATCACGTTGCGCACGTGCCAAACGTTCCGCATCGTCTGCGGCTTTCTTGGTTGTGTTCCTGCCGTCCTCGGTTGCCCCGGAAACCTTTTGCAGAACCGCCGCCAACTGAATTGCTTCCGCCCTAATATTTTTCAACGCATTTGTATATGCGTCTGAAAGTTCATCCAATTGCTTTATCAAATCAGTAATCGAATTATCGGGGCTTACCAAATCAGAATATTTAATTGGGTTGTTGTTATCTGCCATATATCCGACTATTTGTTTTTGTTATTTTCGGGCAATTTGCCCTACAATCAATTTTCTTTAATTTATCGTCTGAAAAATAAAACACCTTAAATCGCCTTATTTTGGCTTTTTCTGCTTGCTTTTTTCGCTTGCTCCTTAATGTATTCAAATGCGTTGTAATATTCCAAAACGGTAAACGATTTTGGGTTTACGTGCAAATGTTGGGACAATATCAAACACATATTTTCAAACTGCTTGTCGTATTGTATTTCCACGCTATCCGACCCGCTAAACGATTTGGGTTTTGTATAAGTCAACAACAACGTCGTAATATGGTCTATTTCTTCCCGTTTGTCGCTTTCGTCCCCCTTTATTATCGCATCCAACATTAACATCGTGCGTTGCTTCAATTGGTCGTAATACTCTTTAACCGTGGCGTCGTCGAATAGTTTAGGAAAATACAATTGCAATTCTTCATCTATTTTTTTTTTGACCGCTTCCAATTGGGCGGTCAACTCGGCGTTCGGCGCATCGGCGAATAAATCCAATACCTTTTGCAAACCGTCCGCCGTCATATCGTTGTATTCGGTTCCGTCCACGGACTTAACCAAACAGGCAAACGCCAAATACTTTGGCGATATGGCGGATTGGACGAAATAAACGTTTTGCCGCAAATTATCCAATTCCTTTTCCGCCAAATCCGGCTTTTCCTTTCGGATAAACCTGATTGCCTTTTCAATATGCGCATCCCAATCGTTCAAATCCGACCCAACCCCGGCGTCGATAAGCAACATTTTGTTATATGCGTGAAATCGCAAAATCGGCAATTCGTCGATACTGTCGTACAACACAACCGCCCGTTCCCCTATCTTTGTCGTTTTCATAAGAGTATGCGGGTTATGACTGTTGAACAAAACGGAACCAATAACAATGCCGGGTTCCCGGTGCATATAGCAAACAGGACGGACAAAACGACCCCCGCCCACCATGATAAGCAAAAGCCGCAATTGAACATCTTAACAAAAAAGTCGTTGCCGTGAACTTGGACGTACTCAATAACGCCCCACTTTTTTAACAGGGTCAACAGGAACGCCGCCACGGTTGCCACGACCAAAACCCAAATAATGAAAGTTACCATATCGTTAAATGTTACAAGGTTGATTAACTGACAATACACCCTCAAAGCGAAAACCGCCGAACGGGTGCATTAAAAATTGATTATCTATTTCGTCCAACGTAAACCCACGGTACACGTTTTCCGCCAACTCATAAATCCGGTTTATTACAATCGTCCCGTCTTTCAGCCAAAAACCGCCATTTAGGACGGTCAATATTTCGTTCTTCAATGCCTCGGTATTCCGGTTGTTGAGTTGACCGGGGTAAACCTTGCGCAAATCGAACCAAACAATAAGGGAAAACGGGGCTTTAATCTCGCTTTGCTCTTTGGGAACCCAACCGACCGTTTGCGGGTCGTCTATCCAAAAGAACGAAAAATTGCCAATATTGGCATCCGGGGAAACGTCGATATAATCATTGTCGCCTCTCCATTCCGTCCCGCCCGCATATACGTTCGGGGTATAATAGCGTTTGCCCTGTATCACTTTGGCGATACGTTGCGCCCGCCCAAATGCGACGTCCAACCAATCGACGTTATCCATTAACCCGGTTTGTATGTTCCCCAAAACCCGGTCGATTAAAACCGGGTTGGGAATTATAGGGGTTGTTCTCTTATTCGTTGCCATATAATACGTTTTTTGCTTTCTTCATTAAGTCCGGGAATATATATTGCCAAATCAACGCCGCAATATTTTCGTCCGTCAATCCCAATATTTGCCGCCCGTACTTTTTTATTAAGTCCTCCGTTTTGAAATCCGACGCTTTTATTTCAAACTGTTTGTCGCCGACTTCCAAAAAAAACGACGCTTCAAAATCCCCGGTATCCCGTAACGTTACCCGGTTTGTCGGTTGTCCCTTTTCCTCCTTTATGGCTATCGTCAACGGCGAATACGGGGCGTAATCCATAATATCCACGCCCAAACGGTTAATACCCTGTTCAAACAATTGTTCCTCGGCGTTCATATCAACAATATAGGCGTTATTGTCCCAAATGATTTGTTGAATGTATGCGCCGGACGATAACCCATTGTTGAACGTGGCAACCCGGTTGCGTAAATCCTGTATTGACTTTAACCCCGCCATAATCTTACGTTGTCCGGTATTTTACGCCGTGGTTATTACAAGTAAGGCAAATACGGTCGATACCCTGCGTATCCAACCGCAACGCCTCGTATGCTTTTTTAAGGTCATAACCCAAACCGCCGGGGCGACCCTCAACGTTGCCGTCCAACTCGTAAAGAATTTCCATCCGGCTTGCGTTTACTTGGTTCCGGTTTACCTTAACATCGGGGTTCATTGCCAACGTGCGCAACATGATTGCGGCGACCTGTCGTTGGATAACCGTTTGGAAAATCTGCCTTTCCTTAATGATAAAATCCGTTAGGTCGCAACCAACGGTTATTTCGCAATTCAACCCGTAATTCTGCGTATTGGTGTACATCGTCAACGCAATATCCCACAACTCCGGGTATTCGTCGAATGTTTCCGGGGCGTTCATCATAAACGGGGATACTTGTAAATACTTGGTTATTTCCCGCCAACGCTCCAAATCGACGTAACCCGTACACGTTCCGCACGGCTCCCGGCTCCAATCCTTTGTCATGTTAATTGCCTGCATCCCGGCGGGCAAATCGTTTTGGTTGTAACAAAGGAACCACGACCCCCCGGCGTTGTTTCCGGTACTGATATACGGCAAATAACAATCTTTCAACGGGAACCATTGAAAACCGCCGTTTGTCTGCGTAAAATTCAAATCAAACGTCTTTATCGGGTCAATTTGGGACGAATGGAAAAGATACATACGGACAACCCCGGTTGCGCCCGTCATTTGCAACCCGATTTGTTCGATTTTCATTGTTACGCCCATAGAACGAACCGGGACAATTTCAAACCCGACTAATTTATGATTATTCGGCAACGTCGCCCGGATACGTCCCGCACCGTCAAAGAACGTGCGCCGTTCCAATAGGTTCTTTGTTTCCTTATCCAATCCCTTTATTTGCGTGAATGTTTGTACCATTTGCGCAATACCGTTACGGGTCAACCGCTCCAAATAATCGGAAATGAAATTGTACGGTTGCCAATATGGGTTGCCGTAATCGTCGTTGTAATCGTCGTTAAAATCGCTTTCGGTCGGTTCCTCGTTTTGGTTGTCCCGTGCGGCAATCCAAACTTTGTTGTTGTGGCGAACCTTTGCCCCGGCTTTGTATTCCGGTATCATATTCCAAACCGGATATTGAAAAACGAAATCATCCGGGACGATTGCCCGGACATTATCCAAAGTAACAAGGGGGTGCGCACCTTGAAACGTCAAACCGCTTTCCGTCTGCGTTAAATTGTCGTCTATCGCCTTTGCCGGGTCGTATGATTGTTCCCACCCGACGACGTGCAATAATGCGTCCTGTATTTCTTTTAATCGGTACATCTGCGTTTGAAATAAATAAGGGGGCGGGGATAACCACCCCGTCCCCTCGGTTTAACAATTCGTTATGCTCCGGCGTTATGCGCCCGCACCTCCGGCGGGAAATTCCCCGGCGTTGGTTACATATACAGGCATACCCAACGGTTCGTTTGGATTGCGGGCGGCAATCTCGGCTTTGATAATCGGGTTTGCCACAGTATCCGGGTTGCTGTTGTAAGCAACCATATACGCCACGTCAACGGAAAATCCGAAATACTCCTTAACGGCGCACGTCAAATCGGCGGTTGCGGCGCCCATGATTGCGGACTGGTCGCCAACGGCGGTGTAATAGTGCGAACCAACGGGCAAATCAATGTACGGCAAACGTACAACGTCCCATTCGTGGAAATTCGCACGGGTGCGGCGCAATGCCTCACGGTCAACACGGGTAAGGATACCAACATTACCGTCAGCAACGGCAAACATGGTTCCCATTTTGCCCGCTTCGTCGGTTACGTTGTTCGTGTAGTGCAAAACCTTGTTGTCGTACTCCATGCGCTTGTTTACGTCGTTGTAAACGCCATGTTGCGCAAGTTTACGGATAAGGCTATCAACCCCGGCGTTGGCGATAATGTGGATATATTCCGGGTAACAGTTAGCCCGCATAATCGGGTTAATATCGCCCAAAATCTCGGTCGCCATTTGGGTTGGAACCTGTACCACGTTGCCCGCCTCCGTGTAGTTAAGCAACGTTTTGAACACCTTTGTTTTGTTTGCCTCCAATGCGGCAACGGCTCCGACGTCCAATTTGTCCGCCAAAGCCCGGCACGTCTTTTCCATTTTGCGCAAAAAGTCGTGTTCATAGGAAATTTCGTTGTTCATGTAGGCGGCGGGAACCATTGTAAAGCCAATGGCATAAGTCGCCCAAACGACCGTTACCAATGCGGACGTATTTTCATCGTCAGCGATAACGCACGAACGGACATTGCTAACCTGTACATCGCCGTCGTAATTGATAACGGGTACTTGTACCGTGTTACCAATGGACGCAAACGCACGGTCACGCAAATTGGGGTTAATGATTGAGGACGGGGCGTTGGTTTGTTCAATGAAAAAATCCAATGCGCCATACTCACACGGGCGGGTCATATTACGGTCTAACTCCGGGTTTTCAATCCGCCAATTCTGCAATCTTGTTGCTACTAATGACATAATGTTAAAAATTTAATTGTTATTAAATGCGGGTTTACCCTTTACCCGTGGTTGTTTACTTTTCCGGTAATGCGGCAATATTGTTGTCCTGCCATGCCTGTTTCATTGCGGCGTCGAACTTTTCGGAACCCGCCGTTAAGCCCTGCGCCATAAGGTTTGCGGCGATTGCTTCGTAAGCCTCGACACGGGTTTTTGCGCCCGTTACGTCAATGGTTATTCCGCCACCACCGCCGGAACCGCCCGCCGGGGGAACCGTTCCGCCGCCTCCGGCTTGGCGTCCCTTATCCAAAATACCCATTGTTTCCAATTCCTTTGCCAACAGGTCGCCGGGGGTGTACGGGTTCAACTGATTGTTCGGGTTACGCATAATTGCGCCGCTTTCGTCCTTAAAAGCAAGGATTTTACCGCCTTTTCCGTCGTCGATATATTCGGGGTTCATACCCTTAATTTTGTCGATTGCTTGCGCTAACAAAACCTTTGTTGCGCTTTCGGGCAATCCCGGTTTGAATTTCAACCCGGCGGTTGCGGTCTGCAATGCACCCTCGATACGAACGCCGAACAACTCCGTTTGGAAATTCTTTTCGGCTTCATCGTACTTGCTTTTGAGGTCGTTAAACTGCGTTGTTACCGCCGTTAAATCGGCTTTCGCCTGTTTCAACGCCTTTGCCGTTTCCGCATCGGTCGCACCGTCGGCAATTGCCTTTTCCAAACGTGCCTTTTCTTTCGTCAGACTGTCGATTTGGGTTTGCAATGCGCTTGCGCTTTCCGCTTTGGTTTTGAACTCGGCGACCACACGTTTTGCGTAATCAAACGTCTTTTCGGTTCCGTTCTTTGCGATACCGGACGCCGCCAAAATATCGGCATCCAATCCGCCGTAAATTTCGCCCGTCTTTTTGGCGATAACGCTATTTTCGTCGTTGGCGGACAATGTTGTAATTGCCGCAATTTGTTCGTCCGTCAAACCGGACAAAGCCGCATTTGCAATTAAAATTTCTCTCGTTAACATAATATTCTTACCCTTTGAATTAATTAAGTGCGATTGCTGCTACTGCTCCGCTGTTTGCGTTAATAATATCAATTGTGTATTTTGGGGAATCCCCGGTTGTGTCAACCAACCAACTAACAACACGTGCATGGCTGATTTTCTTTTCAACCTCTTTTGTTACCAAAATGACGTCGGTAATTGTTCCGCCCTCAATACATTCAATCAACTTTTTCTTTGTTGCGCCATCCAATGCGGCGGCGGTTGTTGTTACTTCAATAACCAAATTGTCCTGTTGTGCAATCTGTGCCATAATCGTATTTTTTAATTGTTTAATACTCTGTTACTTTTTCGCTCCGGGTTTGTCCTCGGCTTCTGCCTTTGCCTTTGCATCGGCTTTGGTTTCTTTGGCGGGTTCCGCCGGGATAACTCCCGCCGCTTTCAATTCCGCCAAAATTTCAGCCTTTAACGCCGCTTTTCCCTCGGCTTTGGCTTTCGCCTCGGCTTCTGCCTTTGCCTTTGCATCGGCGGCGGCTTTTTCCTCGGCGGCTTTCTGCTGTGCGGCGGTTCGTGCCGCTTTTTCCTCGGCTTGCGCCTTGACGTACTCGTTGGGGTCGTGCAATACGGTAATCGTGTAACCCTGTTTTTTCAGTGCGTCCAAAATGCCATTTTCAAAGGACTTTTTGCCGAACTTTTGGATACGGGGAACGGATAAGCGTTTGCCCGTTTCGCTGTCAAACTTGCGCACCTCAATAACGCAATGATACAAATGTTGTTCATTACTCGGTACAATGTAGTTTTCGGGGGTGACGTCGGTAATTGCAACGTCCTTTGTTTTACCATCGTTTACTTTTACTCTCATAATTTAATTTATTTATTAAATTTCCAAATATAATTTCCGGCTGTTTTATACCTACCAATACAACATGCACGTATATTTTGATATGCAATCCCTGTAATAGTTTGAGCATCTGTTAATGTCGCATAAGTAGCAATATAATTACCACTTAAATCATATTGATTAACAGAAACTCCACACGCTTTACGCATTGCACGCTTTCGGTTAATAATTGATAATTCAAAATTTGCGTTCTCTTTTGGAGTACACCAACGTAAATTATCAATTCTATTATCCGTTTTAATACCGTTGATATGGTCTATATAATTTTTGCCGTCAACTTTAACTAAAAATGTTTCAGCAACTAATTTATGAACATGATATGTTTTTTGTTTGTGGTTAGCATATAAAGATAAAACAGCATAACCCATATTGTTGATATAAGGCTTTAGTAATTTGATTTTCCCTTTTTTCAAACTACGAATACGCCCTAATGTACTAACTTGGTATATGCCGGAATAACCTTGTATATCCTGCCAAACCTCACTACTTAACATTGTGTTCATTTGCGTAATCATTAAATTTACTTGTTATTACTGAAATCTTTTTGTCGAATGGTATTTGCGTTCCAAACTCCAAAATGTTTGTATTCTCCCGTTCAAACCTGCGGACAAAGTTAGCGAAATTCAACTTTATACGCAATTCATTCTCCGGGATTAAGTTACGCCCGTACAAATCCAATACCTCGTTCCGGGTCAAATGGCGGTACGGCTCCAACTCTGCCAATATCAACATACGTTGCAATTGGGTTGGGTTGTTCCGGTACTCCGTTTCGATAATCTGATTTTGTAGGGCGTCCAATTCTGCCTCACTTGCGCCGCTTTCCTTTGCCAACTTGTAACGGTTCCGCAACTCGCTTGCGTCGTACAAATAGAACTCCGTGCCGTAATTGACTTTTGCAGATACGAACATATTGCCGTATCGCAATCGGCAAACCGTTTCATCGACGAACTGTTGGGCGGCTTCAAAGCCTTTTTTCACTCGGTTTAATACCGTGCTTTGGCTCTCAAATGCGGCTTTAACCTGTTGTTCGTTAAATGCCTCCCGTTGGGTTACTTCCTCGTTTTGTCCGACGACGGCGGTAATAATGTTTTCCCGCAATCGCTTTTCTTCCTCAACGTTATAATCCAAACTTGTGCGGTCAACGGTCAACATCTGCACCGGATTTCGCAAATCGGGTTGTTTGTCCCCGTCCGGTATCGGTATTTCAACAAAGGAACCCGCCCCGGTAATCCGTTTGTCGCCGCACTTGGGGCAACGCATCAATAACCCGGCTTGGTCTAACCTGTAAAACCCTTGTTTGTCTTTCAAAAATCCACCGTCGCAATAATCGCCGTTTTCGGCGTTTGTAAAGTCGCACGATTGTTCGTAACCGGAATATATCGGGTACGCCCCGTACATATCCAAATGCCGCTTCGATATATGGAAAAACAAAAACCAATCCAACGCCTCCAATTCTTTTGTTAGCGGGGATTGTTTAACGTCCGGTTCTCGCAAATTCATTGGCTCATTCCAAAAGAAACGGGCGGGGCAATAGCGCAAATCGTGTGGGTTATCAACCAATAATTCGCCTATGTTGCCGCCGTCGTCCTCTGCAAATACTCTGTATCGTTCATCGTCAATAACTGCAATACGTTTATCGGGTTGGCGGAAAATTATCCAATCCATAACCCCGGTTGTCCGGTTTGCCTCAAAGGTTATGACGCTTTCGATAGGTAGCCAATAAAAATACGGGGTCGGGTATCGGTCGGCGGGGTTTTGCTCGGCGGGCAAATCAACTATTAAGACGCTGTTTATTTCCGTCTTGAAAAACTCCCAACCTTTTGTACTCCAAATTTCCGGCTCCTTTAATACATCTTGGCGGTAATACTCCCAATCGTCCCGTTGTTCCGTGTTTTGGAATTGATAGTTGAACGCCGGGTTACTACCGTCGAAAATACGGCTTAACTTATCAAAACAAATGCCCGTTACCTCGTTGGTACGAACGGGGTAACGGAACAATGTTTTGAAGATTTTGAATTTATCATGCGGGATAAGATTTTGAACCCATGCCAAAAAGTCGGTCGTGGGTAAACACATTAAGGGCGTTACGTTGGTTTGGGCGTGAAATTTAATGCGGTTTTGGTGTATGACCGCTTTATTTATCGTCGCCTTTTTCCTCGGTTCCGTTATTTCCTTTCTTATGCGTTTTATATCTAATCCCATTTTCTTTGCTAAATTCAAAAGGTGTTTTTTCGGGCAACTGCCAACCGCCATTGTTAGGCATCCGCAACAGGCGTTCGGCGTGGTTAATCTCAAATTCTTCGGTAGTGTTAAGGGTCGGACACTCCAACACGACCTTTGTAACTTTCGCCGTCATTACCTTCGTGCGGGTTTCAAATCCGTAAGCGGGTTAAACACCGGGACAACAATCGCCAAATCGTCCGACCAATTCGGCAAAAACGACCATTGTATTGCATTGCTGTCCGGGGCTTCCAATCCGCCCAACGTCTTATCGCCGATAAACAACGAACGTATCGGTATCGGGTAATATGTACCGTCGGCATCCCCCTTGATTGCGCCGATTGCGCCGTTTTCGTCGAAAATGAAGATACCCAAATTGTCGCCCCAACTTTCGCATTGCATTTCCTTTAATGCCTTGATAACCTCCTGCGGGGCTTTGCGGATAACTCCGGTAAACGGGGTTGGTTCACGTCCAATAATTTCTTCGATACCTCCCAATGTTTCGTTACCGCCTCCAAAGGTGCGGGCGGCTCCCGCCTCGGCGGTCGGGGCTTGGATATACGGCGAAACAACTACTTTCGTGCTATCCGCCGCCGATAACAGGGGCGTCCACGACGCTAACGCCGTAATCGCTTTTTCACTCGTAAAACTGTTTTTGCTTCCGTCGTCTTTCATAAGACATTGAAAAGCCACTTTCTGAACCTGTCCGAAACTTTCCGGACACGTAATTGCGGGTACATCGGGCAACGCCGCCCCCGCCGGACATTTACAAATCATACTTCTTTGTTTTTAACGTTAAAAATATTGTTACTTTCTCCGGGGCTGTCCCTTTGCCCCCTCGTTTCGGTTACAAAGTTATAAACTTTTTCCCGGATAATCTTGCATATCTCAAAAATATTGCTAATTGCGTCGTCTTACGCCTCGGTTTGCGTGTGCGTATGGCTGTATATTGCCGTCCGCAATCTCCTTTTCATATATCCCGGTCAATCCGTCCTCCGGGTCGTCGTGCGTATTGGCTCCGAAATTGCGCAAAAATCCGGTTACATGGTCGTAAACGGCTTTGTACCGGGTTTCCCAACCGAACGGCATAATTATATGTTGATTAACCATTGCGGACGCTGTTATTATCCGGCTTTCCTTGTTGCCCCCTTGATAAAACGGGTCGGTAATCGCCCGGACTTTCTTTTTGATAACCTTTTCATAACCAGCACCACCGTTGTTGCTCTCAACCCACGCTTTTTGCGTCCCGTTCCGGTTAATCATCGCCGGGACGGTTACGGTTGTAACGTCCGTATTTTCGTCCGTCATTTCCATATCTGTAATAAGGGCAAACAATATCGGCTCCATGCGCTTTGTTTTCTCGTTGAAAAACATATTGTCGGACTTATACACGTCATACGTTGCCGCAAACAACAGGTCGTCGCCCTCGTCGGCAACGTCAATGTATGCGCCGGAACGAATATACGTGCCGTAATCGGATTTTTCGACCCACGTTTTGAAAGGTTGGTACAATCGACCCTCGGCGGAACCGGGGTTGCCTTGATACAGGCATTGAAATTGCACCGGGTCTAATGCCTTTTGCGCTTCCAACTTTTGCTTACTGTGTCGGCTTTCCCATAATGCCGCCCCCGGTTCCCGTGGGTCTATCTCGGTCGGTTCCCCGGTTTTCAACCCCTCAAAGTTTATGCGCACCCACGCCCCCGGCGTTACGTCCTCCAAATCCGCCCAACACTTAACATCAATAATCGTTTCGCCGCTCTTTTCAATGCGCCCTATCAAATCGTCATCGTGCCAACGGGTAAATACAATCAATTCTTGACTATCATTGTGTAAACGGGTGCGTACAACGGTCGTGTACCATTTCCACGCCGCCGCCCGTACTATCGGGCTGTTACCCTCGGCGTAATCTTTATACACGTCGTCCAATATCGAAACGTCCACGGTTTTAGACGTCAGCGAACCGCCACGACCGACGACACGCAACGACCCCTTACGCCCGACCATTTCGATAACATCGGAATTGCGCAAATAGGTATTCGCCATTGTTACGACGTTCGACCCATTTAAGTACGTGCCGGGGAATAATTCACGATACCGGGGCGTGTCGATTATTCGTTGAACGTCCCGGTTAAAATCCCGTGCGATTGTCGCCGCATACGAACCGATACATATTTTGCGGTCGGGGTCTAACCCCAACATAAATGCGGGTAATTTGCGGCTTGACCCCTCCGATTTGCCATGTTGCGGCGGCTGTTGTACAATCATCTTTCGTATTTTGCCATGCGCAAACATATCCAACAGGGTATAATATACAACATGAAACGGTTCCAATACCAAATCCGGTTGCATATACCGGGCAAAGTTGATAAGACGTTTACGGGCGGCGGCTCGCACCAATTCGCCGGGGTCTGCCTTGATTGCCTCGTACATCTTCAATAATTCCTCGTTGCTCATGGTCGTACAATTTTATCGGGTGTAACTATCAATTCGCCGGGCTTTTTCGGTATCCAATTCAAACACGCCGTTTCGCTCCTTATCCGGGAACGGTTCGGGGTAAACGGACAACGGCAACAAATCGGCAATCTATTTGCAACATCTAAATTCTCATGGTCGAAATACCAAACACCGTGTCCGCAATCCCCGCAATAATGGTTCGTTTTGGTTACAACCTGTTTAACAACATTCATTCGCTTTGCCATTATTGCGCCACTCCTTTCTCGGCGATTGTCTTTTGAAATTCGGCGGACTGCAATTTGTCGGCGACGGCAAACAACAGGTCGTCCGGGATTGCCTTAACATCGTATTTCGGTTTATCGTCGTCCGTCCCGGCGTTGTATCCGGGTATCTCGATTTTAACGGGTGCATCAAATCCCAACATCTTTGCCCGGCGTTGTTGAATGTTCAACAGCAAGTCCAAAAACCGGGGATTGCCCGCCGACGTTTCAACGGTCGTTTCGTCATACCCGTAATATTCCGGGTCGCCGTCGGTCGCATCCGTTTTGATAGGACGCCCCCGGTTGGTTTTCTCTTTGGTGCGCTGCTTTCCGGTTTTGGATACCTCCCACGCCTCCCACGCTTGTTGCTCCATTTTATCCAACTTGCGCAATTCCTGCGTAACATATTCGTCGATTGTTTCCAACCGTTCCCGCTTCCATTCGATAAGGCATTGTTGCAAATCGTAATAAACCATTTGAAACGAAATTGTATAACCAACGCCACGGGCGGACAAATCCCGGTTCAATGCGTCGGCAATTTCTCGATACGAATAACCACGCAAAAACAAGTCGGCACAAAACCGTACATCGTAAATCCTTTGTTCCTCGGAACGTTTGTTGTATCCGGGGGGCTTTCGCCCTTTGTTCAATTTTTCCATCGTCTAACCTCTTTTAATGTCAAACAGGGGTCAAAATCTGCCTTTTACGCCTTTTCGTCCTTTGGCTTGGTTCCTTATCGGCTCCTTTGCCTTTGTTCTTTCGTTCCGGGCTTTATCCTTTCCCCTGTTTACCTCCTTAAAACGTTGCTGACCCTTTTGCAAGTTATTTGCACGGAATTTTCATTTTAAGAGGCTTTATTGTCTTATTCAATACTTTCTATATCTCGGTGGTTATCTTTTAACCACGGGGCAAATTTACGGCTTTTTCGCCGCATTGCCAACCGTTTGTTCTCTCTCACATATAAACGGCAAAACCCCGGCTTTGTTTCCGGGGCTATTGCTCTATCGTCCTATTCCATTTTCATACTTTCCGTTTGAGCAATGAAAATGCGGTTCAACTCCTAATGTGATTTTATACGTATGCCCGTCTTTGGTTTCTTTCAACGCTAAACATACCGGGCGGGGTTTCCCGTTTATCGGATATTCCGGGTTAAAATATCGACACGTTCCGCATATCTTTTCGGGCTTCGATTGTCCGGGGCAATTACTTTTTCCCATTGTTGCCCCCTTTCCTTTTGTTCTTTGCCCGGCGTTTATCCCGTGGGTTCCTTTTCGGCATTTCGACCCGGTGTATTTCTACTTTGGAACCGGGGAACATCTTGCCGAAAAATTCCGCCACTGCTCGCACCTCCTTTGGGACATCGAACGCCTCCGGCTTCTTATGCTCCGGGCAAATCCCCCGAACCGGGCAATTGTCGCAATCCTCATTCCGCACAACCTCGCCCGGCTTATCGGCTTCTTTGAACCCGTGCCAATTGTCCCTCCGTGCGGACGCTTCGGCGAAATTCTCCATTGCTTCAACTGCGACTTTCGCCAATATGTAATCCGGGGTATCGTTAAAATGCGCCTCCAAAGAATTACGGTTGATAACCTCGGCAATCTCTTTCAAAAATTTTTCTCTTTTGTTCATCGCTTTATTGATTTTTAGGTTTGTACTCTTGGCACGGCATAACGCCGCACGATTGTTCGCATTTGAACGCCTCGCAATAACCGTTCCCGTTGACATCCTCGTTTGTAAAGTTGGCGCAATTCCCGCATCCCTTATCGCCGGGTTCTTTCGGTACGCTTACGCCTTTCGGCTCAAACTCCCGGTTAAACTCTCTTTCCGGGCGGGTTGTCAATCGTCCGTCCGGTTCCCGGACAATGTAGTACGTTTCCGGGGCGTCAATGAAAATGCCGTTGCCGTCCGGGAACGAATAAACCGCCCGCCCGTTTGGGGTTCTCGGTATCGTCATGGTTCCGCCTCCGGTAAATCTCAACAGGTCGTCCAAATTGTCCCGGCGGACCTGTATTGCGTCAACTTCTAACAACGTGCGGCAATATCGGGTTCCCGCCGTGGCGTCCGGCTCAACTAACCGGGTGCGGATTTGTTCCGGGTATTCCGTCGGGTCGTACTCGACGTTGAAAACAACGGCGGCGTCTAACGTGTGGGTAACTAACAAGCGTTTCCCCAATCGTCCGGCGACTGCCTGTTTTAGTGCTTCAATTGCGTTTTCCTGTATCTCGGTTGTGTCAACCGTGATTTCGTAACGGTCGGGTTTTTCCTCGACCTCCGGTTGGCTTTTGGCAATATCGCCAATCATAACCAACAATTCCGCATCAAACGGGTTTAACTTACTTTCTGTCATGCTCTAATTTTTTATTCGTTCTTACTGTTTTCGGATATGCCAACCGCCAAAATATCGTTTTTCGGTCGGTTCTGTTGTACTTATCGCATTGCCTACCTATTCCGGGGCAATCTTCCCTTTGGATTTTGCAGCGAACGCAACGTTGCGTAAATATTGCGGGGTTGTTGTTGGCTAATCGTGCATCCGCCGCCGTCCATATCTCGGCAATCAATACCATACCCCGGTAAACGCAACGTTCGCCGGGGTTGTACTCTCTGTTTGGGTCGAACGGTTCGGGTTGCTTAACTCTCATTCTTTGCCCGCTTCGTTTACATAGTCAAACAATGCGTCCAAATCGTCCTTTGCGCCTTTTACGCAAATTCGTACCCTATCGCCCCCGGCTAATGCGGTTTCGACAATCTCACAATTATACCGGGGGGCGTTTATCTGTATCATTGCCGCCGTGGTATTCGTTACAAACTCGTTTCTTTCTGCCATGCTCTCGGATTTTTGAAGTAAATTAAATGCCTCCGTTGGTTCGTTCTCGCTTTGACACGCCCCCAACAAAAGCGTTGCCAAAGATAACAATAAAATCTTTGCTTTCATCGTTTTACCTTTCTTTTAATCCATATAAACCGTATGCCAATGCCGACAAACAATATTTTCGCCTCAATATCAACATAACGGTCGTAACCGTTGACCGCATCAATTGAAAGTCCAAATTGCCAACTTTTATATTTCCAATACTCACGGGCATACAGATAAACGCCAACCCGTCCGATATGAAACCCAATTTGCGCCGTATGTACGTCGCCATTGTTGCGGATAATTCCAACCTGTTTTTTACTCATATCTCCAAATATATTTTTTATAATGTTTTAAACGTCCCTTACAGCAACTAATAATATTTCCATGATTAAAACCGCATCTTTGCGCATCATGTATGCAATCCCATTTCTTTATAAAATTACCCTCTAAATCATATTGATAAACGGGTTTTGCATTGTGATTATCTTTTCCGGTTTTCTTAAACCATGTATTTACTTTCTTCATGGTTTCACGTTTATTATTAATTGCTTTTTGATAATTCAAATTTTGCTTTCTCGTACACCAACGTAAATTAGTCGCATCGTTATTGGCTCGGTTGCCGTCGATATGGTCTATTTCCGGCAAATTGTCCGGGTTCGGAATAAAAGCCGCCGCAACTAATCTATGAACGAAATATGTTTTGTTTTTACCATTATCTGATAGTATTACCCGCATATATCCGTTTTTACTAATAGATTGCTTTCGTATCGCACTTTTACCCGTTCCCCGATAATTTACAGACTTTATATTACCTTTGTCTGAAACTTCATAATTAGCGTTTATAAACTTCCAATTTTCCATCTTTTTTTTGCAAAGATAATATTAAACCATAATACAACAAACTAATACGTTTCTTTTATTTTATTGTATGCCTCTTTATCCAATACCATAACTTTAGGATATTCGACAATACAACCTTTTGTATATACGAGATTATAGATACCCAATTGCCCCTTAATTGGCATTTCAATAACACGTCTTGGGTTGCGCATCATCCATCCGAAACCCTTTGTTATTTTCGCCCTCTTTTCCTTTGGAATCCGGGTGTTTTCCCAATCCTCCGGCGTAAACTCTTTTATCGGCTTTACGTCGTACAACTCAACCAATCCCAAAGTAACGCCGCTTTCCATTCCCGGATAAACCGGGGACGCTGCGGAACATATCAGCACGTCGCCACGGTATGACGTGTTTTTGCTCCGAACTTCAATTGTCTTTTTCCCGTAAACAATACCGTTTTCGTCCTTGTACGCCTCCGTTACCAAATCATTTGCGTATGGCTGTTTTACGGTCAACGCACGCCAACGGTCGTGCTTTTCCGGGTTGTAATCCTTATTGCTGTACTGCATATTTACTTTTTATTTTCGGGTTCCTCGGTTTCGTCGCCGGGTTCCGGATAATGGATAAATCCAATTTGCCGGACGTTTTGGATTGGCTCGTAAATGATAACGACAACATCGCCGTCCGTCCTTACTCCGACCAATCGGCAATCGGCGGGAACCTCAACCCGTATTTCACTTTTCATTGTTAAACAAATCCCAATTAACAGGGACACAATACCCCGGCAATTCTCCCCGGTCAATCCCCAACGGATTAACAATACTATCTTTCCAATAGATACGGGGTTGTTCCGGGCGTCCCTCCCAATGTTCTGTAATCGTGTCGTAAATCAATCGTATTTCCCGTTTCGGATATTTGCCGCCGCTCTGCAACCCGATTTTATACAGGTCAACGAACGGATACGATAATTTGATTATCCCAATTGCCCGGTCGTACATTCCCGGCGGGATTGGCTCCACGCTTGCAAAGGTGCGGAACCCGTGGCGTTTTGCCCGTGCCAACACATTAACCCGCATCATATTTGGGTCGGCGTTCGGCTCCAATTCGTCGCAACCTGTCAACGTTGCGCCCAAAGCGATACGGGACACGTCCCAACCCTCGGACGCCTCGGCAAAATCAATGAAGCGGTTCAACCCCTCGGCGCATTTGCTCAATATCTTAACCGGGACGCCGTGGCGTTGGCATACGCCGACCGCTTGACGGGTCAACCGTTCCGTTTCCGGCAACAACGGGTCGGTCGTGAACGAAAAGAATAACCCCGTTTTCTGCAATTCCTCCTTATGCGCCAACAATTCGTTTTTGAAAATATCCAAAGCGTATGGATATTCCCGCAACGTCTTTTTCAACTCCGGGCGACTGCCTCCCAATACCTTTGCGCCACGACCTTTGCGCAAATAACAGTAAGTACAACCGTTGGAACAACCGACAAAGAAATTGGCGGCGTTCTCGGCGTATTCCCCGGCTTTACCTTTTGGGCTGTAAATAACCCGTCCGTTTATCGCTCCCATATCGTCAACGGCTTAAAATGGTATATCGTCGTTTCCGTCGGGGGCGGGTGCATCCGGCACGGGCGGCGGCGGTACTTGCGCTCCGGCTCCGGTCGCTTTCGGGGTCAACATTTCCATATTGGTTGCGACTATCTCGGTAACATACCGTTTGACGCCTTGCGCATCGTCATAACTCCGGGTTCTCAATTCGCCCTCAATATACAGTTTGTCGCCCTTTTTGACGTACTGATTGGCGACCTTTGCCAACCCGTTTTGCAATACGACGTTATGCCATTCGGTATACTCCGGGATTTGCCGCCCGTCCTTTGTGGTATAACCTCGTTTCGTGGTTGCCAACGAAAAGGTCGCCACGCAACCCCCGTTGTCGAACTCCCTAAAATCCGGGGCTTTCCCGGTATGTCCCATCAAAATAACCTTGTTTACACTCATACAAAAAACGCTTTAATTATCCAAACAATGATACTATACAACGCCCACATATAAGACGCAACCGTTAACGTCACGAACGTGTATAACGCAATTTTATATCCGGTTTTTGATTTTATTTTCATGTCACTTGAATTTTACGCAATCCAACAAATATTGTTTCTTATTGTCCGACCATCCGGCGGCATGGTTTATCGCTTTTCGGTCGTCGTCGCGTACGAACTCACAAACCCAACCGCCGACGCTTGATTTTTGAACTAATCGAACCAATTTACCAACAATGAAAGAACGCAATTTGTAATAACCTGAATTTTCGCCAACAAACAAAACCCGTCTTTCTGCATTTATTTCGGGCGGATTTTCGATTTGCGGGCGTTTCTCCCTTTCCGGGTACCTTTGTACCCTTTTAAAATCATTTTGGATTGAACGGCGGGAAATTGCCCCGTAATCGGGTGTTCTTTTTTTCGTCCTCATATTTTCAAACTTCTGTATTCGTTTTTAAGCAATTCAATAATCCGGACGTTGCCCGGATATATTCGCATTTTCTCACGGTCGCCATTCTCCCAACGGTTGTGCATTTCAAAGCAAAGTATATTAATATTCCTTGGGTCATGCGCCATTTCCGGATATGCCCCACGGGTTAATATATGGGAACAATACGTTGCCGAAAAATTGTGCAAAGGTCGCAACGTTTCCTCGCATCTGTGCGGCTTATGCTCCCAAACCCACCGGAAAAACCGTTGGTTGGCAACGGGAATGTCGCCACGTCCTAAAACGCAATGCCCGAACAATTCCCGTTGTAACTCAACACGCAACCGTATATCTAACCGAAAATTACGAATATCCAATAACGGCTCGTAACCACGTGCAACACAATATTCATATTCGCAACGCTCGGTCAACAATATTGGCTCCATTACATATTGTCTGTATCGTCCGCCGGGTCTGCCATTTCCGGGAACATATCATTTTCATTTTCGTTGTCTGCATCATTTACATAAACTAACGGGTTGGGTTCCCCATCAGCCCCGAACAAATCCATTTGCGCCTTTTTGCCCTCAAACAGAAATTCGTAAACCTCGTTTTCAATATTGCAAACAATGTTTTCCAACTCTTCCTCAAAACCGAACGTTTCAACGTTATATTTCATTCGTGGGGTATTGATTGCTGTTTTCTGATTGTTTGATATGGTAAACAATCCGGTTAAAACGACGCCTACGTTATCATCTTGCCCGGACAAAGAAACGCCCCTAACCTCTATATTGTCCAAACATTCTTCCGCAAATGCGGCTGCAATATCTGTTTGTTTCTTTGTTGCTTTAAACTCCGGCGTTGCCATCATGGTTTTAAATGACGTTATGTTGAATACACGTCCCATAATCGGGCGCAAATCATTAAACAAATGACGCAAATCCGGGTGTATGTCTTTTGCACTCAATACATGGTATTTGTTCGTGTAACTCTCATTTCCGACAACTTCCGTTACTTCATAATGTAAGTCTAACCCGCCATCTTTCAATAACTTTACTTTCGATAATGAAAACTTTTCCTTTGTAGGAATCGGCATAACATTTTGTTTTTTTTCGCTCATAATTTTTAATCTTTATTGTTTCCCGGTTCCTCCGGGTCGGTTTCTTCTTGGAAATACTCGCACGGTTCATCATCAGCACAACGACCGGATAAACAACATACCGGATAATCCAGGGCAACAGTCAGCTTTCCTTCGTT